ACCCCAGACGGAGCAGTCGATCTACCACGGGCTGCACGAAAAGGGCTACGACACCCGCATCTGGCCTGCCCGGTACCCCGAGGACCGCCTGAAGGTGGCCTTTGGAGCCAAGTTGGCCCCCAGCCTGGCCGAAGGCAGCCCTGGAGACCCCACGGACCCCAGGCGCTTCAACGCGATTGACCTGATGGAGCGCGAGGCGGCCTATGGGCGCACCGGGTTTGCCCTCCAGTTCATGCTGGACTCGACGCTCAGTGATGCCGACAGGTATCCGCTGAAGTTGTCCGACCTGATCGTGCTGGGCCTGAACCCCGAGAACGCCCCGGAGAAGCCGATCTGGGCCGCGAACGTCAGCAACGTGGTCAAGGACGTGCCCTGCGTTGGCTTCAACGGGGACCGTTACTACGGCCCGATGGACATCCTGGGCAAGTGGATCCCCTACGAGGGTGGAGTCATGGCCATTGACCCCTCGGGTCGTGGCGACAACGAGACCTCGTATGCCGTGGTCAAGATGCTGAACGGGTTCCTGTACGTGACTGCCGCAGGCGGTCTCAAGGGTGGCTATGCCCCCGAGACCATGGAACGTCTGGTAACCATTGCAAAGAACCAGAGCGTCAACCGGATCATCGTGGAGTCCAACTTCGGTGACGGCATGTTCACGGAACTGCTGAAGCCGTACCTGGTCAAGATCTATCCCTGCACCACGGAAGAGGTCCGGCACAACATCCAGAAGGAACGCCGGATCATCGACACCCTGGAGCCTGTCCTGAACCAGCACCGCCTGGTCTTCGACACCGGGGTCATCCGGGATGACTACGAGTCCGTGAAGCAGTACGCCACGGAGAAGGCCCTGACCTACAGCCTGATGTGGCAGATGTCCCGCATCACCCGGGCCAAGGGAGCCCTGGCATACGACGACCGCCTGGATGTCCTCAGCATGGCCGTGGGGTTCTGGGTGGAGCAGATGGCCCAGGATGTCAACCGGAAGATGGCCATCCGCAAGGAAGAACTGCTGGATCAAGAACTGGAACGGTTCATGGAACATGCCGTGGGTCGCAGACCCGGGGGTACGACATGGATGTAGACGACCCCGACGAGTGGGCCACCCTGCTGGTTCACCACGCCTGCCTGGTGATCCTGAAGTACGAGGACCATCTAAGGAGCAAGACCGGGTCGCTGGCGGATGCCAAGGCACTGGCCAAGGCCATGCGTGAACTGAAAGAAATGGTGCCCGACGAGGTACTGGAGGTGATGCGTGGCTAGTCCCTGCGATGGCAAGAAACTGAACAAGCCCTGGAAGACGCCTGGTGGCTCGAAGAAGTCTGCCGTGTGCGTCAAGGACGGAGCCAAGACCAAGATCGTCCGATTCGGTGATCCAAACATGAAGATCCGGAAGAACGAGCCTGGTCGCCGCAAGAACTTCCGGGCCAGACACAACTGCGACAACCCGGGTCCGAAGACCAAGGCACGTTATTGGTCATGTCGGGCTTGGTAAGAAATCACTACAGATATTTCTTTCTGTAGTGACTTTGTGCCAAAACGTCTACCGTCACCTCAAAAGACCTACGAAACGTCACATTCAGGAACTTTCACATGCCCAAGCAACTCAAGAAGATGGTCAAGGGAATGACCCGGGAAGGCATGGCCAAGGACCGTGCCTACGCCATTGCCACCGCCGCACTCCAGAAGAAGGGCATCATGCCCATCAAGAAGCGGAGCAAGTGATGTGTGGGCAGATGCAGCAGAGATCCCAGGGCCAGTTCTTCTCCACGCCAGCCATGGAGCAGATGGAACTGCGGAGGAAGCCCCTGACTCAGCAGGAGCAGCGCCAGCGCCAGTCCGAGGCCCAGGCATGGGAACACTCGGGTCTGGGCAAAACCAACCCCTATGAGCGCCTTCCCCAGTCCCGTCTTGCCATCGTCAACCGCCGACGACAGGCCATGATGCCCCGAGGACCTTATGGCCGACCGTGACTACAAGGAAGAATACCGGAAGTACCACGGGACCGAGAAGTACAAGAAGGACCGTGCCTCCAGGAACAAGGTTCGGAGACTGGCCATCCGCAAGGGCAAGGTCCGAAAAGGGGACAACAAGGACATCGATCACAAGAACGGGAACCCCCGGGACAACCGTGCATCGAATCTACGGATCGTCCACAGGTCGGTGAACAGAGCCAAGAAGTAGGAGGTTCCCATGGTGATCAAGTGGTTTCCCTACGAGATCCCCGTGGTTGTCACCAAGATGCCGGAAGATGAGTTTGGGGAGTTCTTCTTCTACCCTTCCCCCAAGATACACCTGTCTCAAGACCTACAAGGGTGTATACTAAGGGGAACCCTGTTACATGAGATCCTGGAAATGGTGAATGAAGTACATGACCTAGGTCTGACCGAAAGCCAGATCAGGACCCTGGAAGTATCCCTGGGTCAGATCATGGGTCAGAACCCCTCCCTAACAGATACCGTCTTCCCTCTAGGATCCTCTGAGAGCGATCCGGGAGACGAGGATGACTCCGAGGCCATCCGGAAGTCTAGGATCGATCCTGGGGCATCCTAGGCCCCTTAGAAGCCAAGCCCTTGGGTAGACCTCCCCGTTGATCCAACATCTCGCCCCCACTCCTAGGTCGGTGGGCCAATAACACGATCCCTGAGTCAGGGTATGTGGGTAATGGGAATCCCACACGGAGGAAGGTCAAGCCACTGGACGTACTTTTGGGAAAAAAATGTGAAAGGGTTTGATTGAGTGATCGTCGCCCGTGTCCCCCCGTGGGGGCACCTGTGGGCAGGCCACGGTCATACGACACGCTTTTCGTGTATCTTTTGTCGCGCTTCAAGTGACGCGAATGGGGATACGGGAACCAAAGGTCGCATGATGCCTGGGCAATGGGGGACCATGGGATGGTCTAGGTGCTAGACGGGCGAGGCTGAGCCTTCCCGTTTATTTCATTTATTTCTCCGATAGGCCTTGACACGGCCCGGACCATGCCCTACAGTACACGCATGATCAAGGCTAGACCTATGGACAGCGCCGCTAGGTGCGCATGAGGCGAAGCCGGATCCGATCGGAGAGAACACCATGAGTCAGAACACCAACACCGTGCCCGCCATGCCCAAGGCTACCCGCAAGGCCGCGCCCATCGTCGCCGGAGTCGAGGCACTCGCGGCCAAGGTGGCCGAAGCGAAGCCCATCATTCTGAGCCCTGCCATGAAGGCCGCAGAGGGAGAAATGGTCCGCCTTGCGCTTGTGGCGGATGCAGGCTTCCGCAAGGCCGCTGAGGCCATCGCCGAGTGCGCCCGTATGGGGGTCCATACCGCCTACGGAATCGGCCTTGCCGAGTATGTGACGACGGTCCTCACGGATGCCCACGTAGCCCGGTCTACCGTCTACTTCCTCAAGGACGTTGGCGTCTCCTACGCGGCCCTTGGCGCGAAGGTTGCCGATGCCGTGCCCATGGACGGCCTGAGGGAACTGGCGAGCGCCGCCAAGGGTAGCCCTGAGAAGGTGGAGACGCTGTATGGGAAGGTTGTGGCCACGGGCAAGGGAGGCAAGGTAACCACGGAAGACGTGCGCAAGGTGACGCGCAAGGATGCCGAGACGGGCACCATCAGCATGGAAGACGCGGCCAAGGCCATCAGCGGGAAGGCATTGAAGTATGCGGAAGGGGATCACGCGGCGGCCATTGCCATGATCGATGCCGCCCGGAAGCGCTTGGTTGCATCCATGAACGCCGCCGCTCAGGCCGCCAAGTAACGCCAGTCTAGGAACTAGACTCCGGCCCCCGGTTCCCTCGAAAGAGGGGCCGGGGGTCTTTCATTTGGCCACCCATAATCTAGGAACTAGATTCAGAAACCAGACCCGACCCCATTCAGAAAGACGATCAGAGATTCACTATCATGGCGCTGTTCGACCATGTCGTTTTTCACTGTCATCACGCTGTTCGACCATGTAAGGGGTATACCTTTGGTTTATACCCTGGTATCCTTATATAGCCCTTTATTAGGTTCTATACAGGTGTAATACTAAGTGAAGAAACAGGTATAAGAGACAGGTGTAATACAAGCCTTTACTAGGCACCTGTGGATTACCTAAAGGTATACCACAGCCCAATCTGTAGGTGGAAATACGGGACTTGACAGGAACGAATCCTGTGGTAGGATGCTGTTTGTTCCTGAGGGAGTGTCCCGAGTGGGGCACCGTCTAGGAACTAGACCCTGATCGGAGAGAACACCATGTACTGCGACCATTGCGGCGATCCCGTCAAGTCCACCGAGTGCTACTCATGGAACTGCCTGCCCGTGGACATCGATTCAGCCAATGCAGGCGAGTGTGCTGTCGTGTGCGGTACCTGCTGCGAGGACATCCTGCGCCGTTCTGCCGTGTCCGATTGTGACCCGGTGACGGGCCAAGAGTACGGGACCGGAGCCTGATCTAGTTCCTAGACCAAGAGGAGAGAACACCATGAACCCTGAAATCAAGAAGATGTGGGCTGATGCCCTTCGCTCCGGTAAGTATGTGCAGGGCACACGCTACCTGAAGTACGAAGCCAGCGGCAAGGTCTGCCATTGTGCCCTCGGAGTCCTATGCGACCTTGCGGTCAAGTCAGGAGCAGCCGAATGGGTTGTGTCAGGCCACGACATTCACCCAAGCGCAGGGAACATCATCATCGTGTCCCATTGCGACATCGGAGAGACTGCTCTTCCTAGGTCCGTGGCTGAGTGGGCAGGACTGGCTGGAATCTCCTGCTATGACCCTGACCTGTGGGATGAGGGCCATGTCCGCAAGTTGTTGGTGTCCGAGTGGAACGATGTCCGTGGAGCCACCTTTCACCAGATCGCTGAGATGATCGAGGAGCAACTGTGAGCAAGTTGACCATCAACGAGTGGATCACCCGGTTCGGACCCATACCCGGCGGTCTTCAGAACTGCATGGGCCTGAATGGGCAGACCTTCGGGTTCCAACGGGCAGACGATGCCTTCGACTTCGCCAATCGTCGGGACCTGAACATGGGTCATATATGGACCGTTCGGGACTGCCCTGCCGAAGTCGATGGCGAGGAAGATCTTTGGATCATCACTCCAGGCATCGGCTGCGTGAATGTCATCTGCTATGTCGTCACCGAGAAGCACTCCGAGGATGTGTGGATCGAGTGGGATTGACAGATTTATTTCTTGTGTTATGATGCTGATATGTGGGACTCGGCTCGTTGCCCTGTCTCGTCTAGGAACTAGATCGATTGGGAGAACACCATGCAACTTCAGCAACTCACAGATACCGCAGCCGCGCCCAAGTGGAACACCATCCGGGCTGCTGCGACTCAGGCATTCGAGGACATCCGCCGTGGTTACAAGCCACGCAAGATCCACCGCCAACTGCTGACTCCTCCCGGTGCCAACATCAAGTTGGCCAAGGGTGACCTGCCCATCTACGGGTTGACCCTGGCACCTGCAGGTGCATCCGGCTACCAGTTGTGCCCGTGGCGCAGCCCTGAGTGCGAGGCAGCGTGTCTCGGCATCACCTCGGGTCGGTCCCGCTTCTCCAACGTGCAGCAGGCACGGATCCACAAGACCCGGCTGCTCATGGAGAACCCGGTTCCGTTCTTCCACCAGTTGCACGTGGAGTTGCTGCAGGCAGCCCGCAAGCACGGCCCCGGCAGTTTCGCGTTCCGTTCCAACGTCCTCTCGGACATCCCGTGGGAGACCATCGCACCCAACATCTACCGCTACACCCACCGCAACTACGACTACACCAAGTCATTCGACCGTGCCATGCAGAGCCTGCACTGGGTGAGCCCAAGCCTGCGCCTGACGCTGTCGTTCTCGGGCCACAACTGGGACGATTGCGTCACCTACATGCGCTACGGTGGCACTGCCGCTGTCGTGTTTGCCGAGCCCAAGGACCATCCCCTGCCCTATTCGTACATGGGCTTCCGCGTTGTCGATGGCGACGAGTCGGATGCCCGTTGGCTTGACCCAATCGGCTCCATCGTCGGGCTTCGTGCCAAGGGCCGCATCAACCTTGCTTCGCCGTTCGTCGTCAGACTCTAGGAACTAGAAAGGAACACCATGAACACCATCACCCGCGACTGGATCGTCAGCATCGACCGCAACGGAGTGTCCCTCGATGTCACCTACGAGGTTCACTTCGACCCCATCACCAAGGAGGTGGAGACCTACAGGCCCATCCATGTGACCTATGCCAATGTCGTGGGCCACACCCATGAGTGGTACTACGGAGAGAACATGCACTCCCGGATCGTCAACGCCTTGGAGGCATTCCGTCCTGACCTGCAGGAACGCCTGGAGTACCGGGTCTCCCGGTTTCGGTACTGTTGACAACTTTGTTTCTTCTGCTAGGATACGTGCATGGTCGTGGAGCGTTTCCCGATCTGCCTGTCTAGGAACTAGATTGAAAGAGAGAACACCGATGGAACTGCAAGTCACCCTGTCCGATTCGTCCCTCCGGGCCCTGATCGCTTCGGTCAACACCGAGATCGTCCAGCCCAGCCTTGTGACCACCAACGTGGCGACCATCATGGACGACCCGACCTACGGCAATGCCTTGGTCAACGCCATCGTGGATCAGCATGAGGCACGACTGGCATCCGGCATTGCCGAGCAACTGAGCCTGCGCCATGTGGCAGCCGAGATCGACACCCGTGAAGTAGCCGACTACGTGCATGTCGATCTTCAGGAAGTCGCTGATCGTGTCGATCTGCAGGATCTCGCAGGCAACATCGACATGGCCGACCTCGCCGAGAGCATCAGCGTCGAGGCCTCCGAGGTTGCCGACCACATCGACACCTCCGACCTTGCGGATTCCGTGGCTCAGGCCATGGATCTGGAAGAAGTCGCGCAGCACGTCAGCATGACCCAGTTGTCGGCCAAGATGGTCCACCACTTCGTCAACAACGCGGAGTTCCGCGCCTGCTTCATGGACGAACTGCTTGAGCGCCTGAGCAAGGCCAGCGCCTGATTCTCCAATCCCAAGGTGGGCCGCGCATACCTTGGCTTTCCAAACCACGCGGCTTCCTGTTACTTGACAGGATTGTTATTTGTGGTAATATTCACTCATGGAGAACAGCCGCTTCCTGATCACGGAATCGATCCTGCAGACGCTCAGGCTGGCCGAGTCAGGTCAGACGGAGGCTGCGTACAACTTCGCGTCTTTGGTGGTCTGGCGTGTCGATCACCACAAGTCGTGGCTCACGGATGGAGAGTGGATCTTCATCAATCACTGCCTCGGGCATCCACCAAAGCCCAAGGCCCGCCGCAAGTCTAGTTCCTAGAACGGAGAACACCGATGCCAGAGACGATCCAGATGAACATGACGTGGACGACCGCAGTGGAGATCATCATCCACCTGCTCACGTCCGACCCCAGCCCCACCACCGTGCAAGTCTGCCGGGAAGAACTGACCCGCCTTGCTTCCATCGTTGACACCCTCAACAAGACTCAGGAGAACTGAAATGTCCCGCACCTACACCGACATCACCCGCCTCTCGTCCTTCCCCGTCCCCGCCGCCACCCGCACCTACTGCCCCGTGTCCCAGGAACGCCTGTGGAACACGGTGTGCGGGCAGTTCGAGAGCGCCGGACTCCGGGTCGTCAGCGACCACCATCAGGTCCACCGCAAGCGGCCCGTGTTCGTGTCCAAGGCCGTCATCACCTCGCCCGACCTGCCCGATTCCCCCGGCGAGACGTGGGAGTTTGCCGTGATGAACTCCTACGACATGACCATCGCTGCCCGTGTCATGTTTGGCAAGACGGTCGGAGTCTGCACCAACGGCCTGATCATGGCCGAACACATCCTGCGGACCAAGCACACAACCAACGTGTGGGATCGGCTCCCGGTCATGATCGACAACGCGGTCAAGTCGTTCGTCGCACAGTCCCGCCAGTACACCGAGCGTCAGGATCGCCTGAAGACCCAGTACACGGGCAGCACCGAACTGGCTCAGTTTGCGCTGCAACTGGCCCAGCGTGGCGTCCTGAACAAGTCGAAGATCCTGGACTTCTACGAGGAGTCCAAGTCTCCGTCCTTCGACTACCAGACGGAGTACCTGTGCCTGTGGAACCTGCAGGCTGCGTTCACCCACCTCGTCAAGGAAGCCAACCCCGTGGACCGTCCACGTGCCGTGATCGAGTTCGACCGCAACCTCGACCAGTTCTACGCACTGGCGTGATATCTTGGGAGAGCCGCCACTCGCGGTGTTCTCCTCTCCCTGCCCCTCGTATTCCAAGTGAATACGGGGGGTTTTTATTTGTGTATGTGGTACAGTCTAGGAACTAGAAGGGAGACCCATGCGGCAGGACAAACTCAACAAGGAAATGGTGGAACTGGGCAAGCAGCGGTACCAGAACCGCAAGGCCAAGGCCCATGAGATCGCCTCGGAGAGCAACACCATCCCCGGGCGGATGATGCTGAACCGATGCACCACGGAACTGGCCAAGGGGCTGGCCCTGTGGATGGCACGTGCCGAGAACGGACCTGGCCGTAGGCATCGCTGCTTCCCCCTGCTGTCGCAGATCGCCTCGGAGAAGGCAGCCGTCATCGCGGCCAAGGTGGTCATCGATGCCCTGTCCCAGGAACGGATGCTGACCGGGACCTGCATCGCCGTGGGCCGTGCCATCGAGGACGAGATCCTGCTCGATGAACTGGCCCGTGAGCAGCCCGACTTTCTCCGAACCGTCCAGAAGAAGACGTTCAAGAAGGTGGGGCAGAAGTTCAAGCGCAGGTTCGCCCGTGACGCAGCCAAGGCCGTTGACCTGGTCACCAAGCGTTGGGCCAAGGCCGAGGCGCTGGCCGTGGGCCTGCTGTTGGTGGAGATGCTGGCCGAGCGCACCGGGGTCATCGAGATCATCACCAAGTTGAATGCCCGGGGCCGCCGCTACTGCGTGATCCAGCCGACCAAGGACATCCGCGAGTGGATCAAGGGATGCCACGAATACCACGAATCCCTTGAGCCCATGTTCCTGCCCATGATCGAGAAGCCCCTGGAGTGGAACAACCCCTGGGTGGGCGGCTACGCATCGCTGGACTGGAAGCCCCGGCCCCTCGTCAAGAGCAGGTCGAAGTCGTACCAGGAATCACTGTCATCATCACTGTCATCGGGCGTGTATGCGGCGGTCAACTTCGTGCAGAACACCCCATGGGTGGTCGATGGCTACATCCGTGAACTGGTGCATGAGTGCTGGAAGGAAGGCATGGCCGTCGATGGTCTGCCCCCGAGCCGCGACGAGGAACTGCCCACCAAGCCCGTCAACATCGATACCGACGAGCAGGCCCGCCGTGACTGGCGCAAGGCCGCAGCCAAGATCCACTTCCTGAACGAATCGTATGAGTCCCAGCGCCTGCTGACGCTCAAGTCGCTGTTCGTGGCCGACAAGATGGCTGCCCATGGACGGCTG